TTGATATTCTTCAGGAGAATAATTAGTATCGGTGGACACACCCACTGTTGCACCGACATCAACAATTTGAGATACAACTCTTGTCGGAAGTTGATCTAATGTCTGAGTTGCATCATCAGATATTTTAGGTAACTCTAAATCTCTACCAAGATTTTTTATACCCTCTTTTGCTCCGTAATTATATTTTGTCTGTGAAAAAACAAAATTTAAAGGGTTAAATGCCAATCTAACAAATGAATAAGTTCCCATTCTTAAGTTTTCGATTAAGTTTTGATTCTTGTCTACACTGTACTGTAGAATTTTATAATCATTATTTCGAGTTATTGAACTTTCATTTACATCTGTGTAGGTATATGTTGCCTTTGACTTTTCTTTAATAAGAGAATCAATAGATGCAAATTTAAATCCATCTTGAGTTTGAAAAAATACAAATCCAGCTGTCGCATTTTTTGAAACATCAGGAACTGATTTAGATGCTAATGATATTAATGTTGAAAAAGGTTTTCTAAGATTACCAACAAAATTATAAGATCCTCTTGTATTTTCCACAGTATATCTAGATTCATCTACCACTAAGACATCTTTCAATATTTTATTTACAGAATTACTAATTGTTCCATTGTATCTTTTCATCACTCTGGTAGTTTCGTTTGTGATTGCCTCTCTTGATACTAAATTAAGTAAAAAACTTTCCCTCTGTTCTTCTTGAAGAACTTGGGTAATACTTGATACAAACAGATATTTTTTAGGATCTGATGAAAAATCAAGTCCAGTTTTTTCTAATCCTGCTTGTGTTTCCCCTTGATCTATAATTTTCATCGACAATCTCTCACCACCTCTTAAGGGAAGTCCATTATAAATTGATTGTTTCGCACCATCCGTTTTCTTTGGATCAATAGTATCTTTGGGTGAAATACTATCACCTGTGTTTATGACTCTTATTTTTGCAGTCACAGTGGGTGAGAGAATATCCTCATAATAATCAATACTGACAACACCTGATCTCAAATCAACTGTTCTTTCTTGATCATTTGACTCAAGTATAAGTTCTTCAAAACTGGATGCTTCTGATGCTGACATATGTTAAAATAGAGATAAGGCGAATTGATCTTTAATACTGTTATCTTTTTGAACTACAATCTTAGTTTTACCTTTAGATCTCATTCCTCCTTGTGATTGAGACTGACCACCTTTGTTTCCAACAATCATTACAGTATTTTTAGATTTCCTCTCTGGTGTGATTGTGGTCGTACTCACTGTTTTTTTAGGTTTACTTATATTTAACTGATATGCCTCTTTTGCTGCTTTAATTTCCCTAAAGTCAGTTGTTGTGGATCCATCCTCTCTTACAATAGTAAACTTACCACTACCTGATTTACCGATAGAAGATCCTTCCATTTTTAAATTTGTAGGTTTTCCGTCACTTTCTTTGGTGATAGTTGATTGAACTTGCTCAGTTAAATTAGAATTTTCAGGTCCGACAATATCAACACCTGTTCCTGCCTTTTCAATTGTTTTTATTGTATCATTAAATTCATCAGATTTTGATGCCATAGTTTTTTGAACATCACTGACACTTGATTTAAGTTCTTTATCCTTTAAATCTTTATCTGTCAACTCTCGATTTATTTCTTTCTTTACTTTTTTCTTCTTTAATCCAAGAAAACTCTTAACACCATCTAAAAGTTTGTCTTTTATATTAGTAAATGCATCTTTTAGTTTTCCAAAAGCTCCCTTAATTGTATCTCCAATATCATTAAAATTTAAATTTGATATAACATCGAAAGCTTTTCCAATAACCTTACCAATAGATTTAAAAAATCCAACCACACCATCAAAAAATGCTTTAAATTTATCTACAATATCACGAATTACTTTGATTACTTTTTTGATAAAATCAATGATTTGAGGTAATTTATTAAGTACAAATCCAACCAAAAGTATTTGAATAAGTGACATTAATCTCTCTAATGGTCCTTTTCCAGAAGTTCCTGTTGTTTTTTGTTGCTCTCCTTTTCTTTGAGATTTTTCTTGTTCTAATAGAGATTCCTTTTCCTGTCTTTTTTTCTTCTCTTCTCTATACTTTTGAAACCTTTCAGAGGTTGCTCTCAATCTTTTCTTAATTTTAATATTTTTTTGTACAGATTTTGTTAATCTCTTACTACTTTTAGCGACACCCTTCATCACACCTGCAGTCTTAGATGCTATTTTTGCTCCGATTTGTAAAACTGCTGATGCTGCCATATTATACTAAAATATTATATTGAGTTTGTGAGTATAATGTGAAATTATTATCAGAATTTGATGCAGATATATTTGGAATTGAAGATGCCAGATTTCCACTACCAAAAGCTCCGACTGAACCACCACTCACATTCGTAGTTGCATCCACAAAATTTGGAGGTGCTTCATCAAGTGTGGAGACACTTACTTTTTTGGGACTTGAATCTATATTAGGAGATGTTGTTACACCTCTGAGACGATTATAATATTTTGATTCAATTTCTTCTTTTATCTCATTTTTTCTTTTTTGACTAACAACAGGGACTCTTACTCTTCTTTTTCCAACTCTTTTTATTGTGTATGAATCAGGTTCGGCATTTTCCTGTGCTTGTTTGACCTCTGCATCCATTTTCGTATGAGTATCATTTAAAACCTTACGTTGTGCTTGAACTTCTTGAAATATTTTTTCCTGTTCTGCACTTCTTTTACCCTTAACCTTAAAACCTCTACTAGTATTTTTACCAGGTTGTCCCTTTATATTCATTCCAGCATCTTGTAATCTTTGATCTAAAGCATCATGTTTTTCTGTGAATGCTGCACCACCAGTTGCATAATCTCTTCCAGCATCAACACCCTTTTTCATAGCAAACAACACACCAACTCCCGCTGCTAGTCCAAGTGCAATCAATCCTGCTGGACTTGCCAGAAATCCTAATATCGCACCACCAATGGAAATGACGGCACTTGCTACACCAGATATGATGCTAGGTAATGCCAATAGACCACCATTTAAAGCAAGAAATATACCACCAACCACTGCGACTGACTTAATTATTGTATTTCTCATCTTTTTAAATGTTTCAGTATCACCAGACATTAGTGCCTGAATCATTTTAATTCCTTTATCTGCTATAAATCCACCAAAAAGCAACATAAAAGCATCAGCTAATCGACCTAATACACCCTTAACAGTTTTACCAACTGCCTCTACAGGTTTAAGCAGAGTTTTACTTATCGATTTACCAACACCTTCTAATAATCCCTCTTTCTTTTTAGATTTGTCTTTTTCATCTTGTAATATCTGTTTTCTTTGTGCTTCTCTTTGTATTGACTTTTCTCTCTCAGCGTCATTTACTAATATTTGAGAAACACGATTAGTATTTAATATAACGACGTTTTTTAATAATACTATTTCCCTTGAGTTTTTTTGTATTTGCTTGGCAAGAGGATCTGATCCTTCCCTATTAAAAACTTTATTTGCATTTATCTTTCTTCTCTTTAAAATAGGGCTACCACCAACACCACCTCGCATTGAAGTCATCTTATTACTAAAATTTTCATATGCTGGAGAGTTATCCATTACCTTGTTGTCTTTGTTTTAAGTTTTCTTCTTCAATATATTGTTCTAAAAGAGCAATATATACATCTTTTTCCCATGGTATCATGTTTTCAATCTCTGTTAATGAATATTTATGGTGCTGCATCAAAGCAAAGTTAATCTTATAGTATGACTCTAAACTCGCATGAGCCATACCTACTCGAAAAAAGACGATAACCCTTCTAAAACGATATCACTTTTTACCTTTGTCTCTGGATTCGTCACTTTAACGGTATGAGACAATTTAGGCATGGTATCAAAGAAATTTTCAATCTCTTTAAATTGTTTTGAATTTAATTGATCCAAAAACTCAACCATTTCCTTTTTTGTACAATCCGCAGATGTCCAAGATTCTTCTTCATTGTATATTTGATCAATACATGAGATAATTAAATCAAATGACTCCTCAACTCCAATATTACCAGTTAAATCAAAATTACTTTTTATAAATTCTGATAATGAAGGATATTTCATTCTTAATACTAAATTATCATCTAATTTTATATCTTTGTTATGATCAGGATGTTTTTGAACTTTGATTTCATCAAGTGGAATCATCACAGGAACTTGTGTTTTTTCATCATCAGGACATGTAATGAGAACTTCGACATTCTCACCAACAGATTTTCCCCTTATATTTAAAAAGAGATATTCAATATCAAAAGTAGATAATTTATCAACCTTAATTCCTCTTGATAATATACAATTATTAATTACACTTTTAATTGCATTCGTTATCTGTTTCTGATCTTCAGATTCCATTGCAATAATCAATATCTTCTCCTCTTTAACTAAAAATGGTCGATATTTTATTTTTCGATCAGAAGAAGGTAAAACCAACTCATATGTCGGTGTTGCAATTTTTGGTAATGGCATAATGTTTATAGAACTTCAGTAGTTTTATTTATAGGACTTTTTTGAAATCCTGACAGACTAAAAATTTTGGGGAATTTTTTTTCCCCGATTTTTGAAATTAAAAGTCAATTTTGGTTTAGACTCTTGCCTTTTCAATGTTCTCACTCTTCTTTCTATTAAAAGAAAGACTTGTTTCTTCTCCTGCAATATATCTCTCATAACTGAACGTTACATTAGTTCTCAGCACATCAGAACTACCATACTGAACAGGAGTAGAAGAAAAATTAATTGGGAACAACCCAAAGAAAGTATATTCTATCTCTGAACGATAATCAACATTAAACTTTATAATTTTTGTCTTGTCACATTTATAACCTGCCGAACCTCTTGGATATCTCATTCGATAAAAATATCCCAAGTCAGTTTTCTTTAAAGGTGAAGTTGGTGACTTTTCTGATCCAGTTGCAACGTAATCTATCCAGTGTTCAAAAAACTTTATCATTTTATAATCTTTATCAACATAGAAATCAAGTGATAACTCTGTAAATATTCTTGTATGTGCGAATTTTTCTTGTACACCCGTAAAATTACCAAATATATCAGTTGTTGCAAGAGAACTACCTGGTATTGATGCTTGATTGCATAATAATCCAGCGTTCTCTGTTATAAATCTTCTATTTACCCCCTTTGTACCAAGAAACTGAAATAGGTCTCTTGATAGACCATCAAAGAACACCTGATAATGAGATGTTTGAGCTACATTAGTCAGTATTGGTTTGATATCAGCTATTTTCTTAGGACGAACCATCTAAATACTTTATATTTTGTCTTACTATCTATTTAGATGTCATATAAAGGTAGATATAGACCATCGAATCCAAAAAAATACAAAGGTGATTCATCTAACATAATATATCGATCACTTTGGGAAAGAAAATTCATGGTTTATTGTGATAATCAAACGAAAATACTTGAATGGGGAAGTGAAGAGATTGTATTACCCTACCGATCACCCATTGATAATAAAGTTCATCGTTATTTTCCTGACTTTTATATCAAAGTCAAAGAATCTAATGGTAAAATAAAAAGATACATTATTGAAATCAAACCTAAGAAACAGACAGTCGAACCAAAGATGAAAAAGAAAAAAACGAAGGGATATATCTACGAAGTCTATGAATATGCAAAAAATCAGGCAAAGTGGAAAGCAGCAGAAGAGTTTTGTAAGGATCGAATGTGGGAGTTTAAAGTATTAACCGAAGATGAATTAGGAATCAAGAAATGAATAGTTATCCCACCGA